TCTCGACACATCATAGTCAACCTGCAGGTCGTCGACCGGTGGCGAAGATTCCAATGGTGCCGATATCGGCATATTCTTACTAAGGGCTTTTGCTATCTTCTCTTTTTTGCTTTCAATAGTATCTATATCTTTCATATAATTCACTTAGCTTTCTACAAACCCAAAATCTTGGTCATAATTAATAATCGTTTCAATAATATCATGCGGATCACTAGGTCCAACATTCAATGGAGAAACCTGATTGTTTATAGTAGATACCTTTTTCAATGTATCTTGATTTCTAATATTAACAGTAGAGTCTTTGATAACACCAATATCTTTTTGTATTGGACCATAAAATGCTATTTTCATATTAAAATCTAATGTATAGATTAACGCTCTACGTTGTTCGAACTCACCTTCATAGTCATCACTCATAGTTAATGATTGTAAAGTAATAGGCACATCCCTAATTAAATCAATTTCAGGTATTTCTTTTACTGTAACTATATATTCTGGATTAAAATATGGCAAAATCTGTTCAGTAATCTGTAAAACTTCGTCTTGGGTTTTACCAATGATATTTAATTGCACAGATAAATTATATGGAGCAGCAGTATAAATCGTATTAACTCCATGAATGGAAGGAGTTTGTAACTTTATATTCCTATTAACCTTTGCCATAGTATCATATGACACAGAAGTTATTTCAAATGACATACGCGGTAAACGAAGAGCAACTTCAGGAGCCAATAGATCTGGTTCTTCCTTTAGACGCGCTAAGAACTTTTGTTTTGGACCATATGCTAATGGTACTTTAACAGTACTTAACACATTACCCATCTGATCACGTTTAACAGTAGTAATGTTATTGAAGAGCGTACCAAATATAGCTACGCTCTTGCGAAGGTGTTGATTATAGAAGTATTGACCGAACATTTATGTTACCAAGTGTCATTTGAGAATGCTACACGCTTCCAAATATTACCTCCAGAAACATAAGCTGGATCGGTACTAGTGAAAGTTAATGGAAATACACAACTATATGCAAAGCTACCTGTGCCAACATACGTATAATTACTATCAGAAGAAACTGAAACAACAGTAGATGTTGGTCCACCATTACTATCTGATATAATATCTCCAACAGTGATTTGTTCTGTATCTGTAGTTTTAGTTAACTGGAACATATTTGTATTTGCGCTGGTAGCACCATTATAAAGTGTGGCTACCACAACCTGATGTCCAACTTGTCCGTAGTCTGCTGTACAGTAGTACATATAAGAATTGTTAAATGCAATGTCACCCTGTAAGTCACCAATCTGGCCAACGCTAGATGCTGGCGATTCAACAAATCTTGGACCGGTGTATAAAACAGAATTACCTGAACTATCGTTGATATCACCACCAACAGGTAGAGTTAATACTCCGTTTGAGTCGAGTGTCCAATTATTACCATATGTCTGTAAATAAATTAAACCATTAGTAGTTCCACCACCAGCAGTAAGTGTAACACTACCGCCAGCTAAAGTGGAATTACCACCACTAATATGGATATCACCGCCCTGATCATATCCATATCCACCATCGATGTTTACATATCCACCATAACCAGTTGTGGCATCATCTGCATCACCAGCATAGATCTTGATATCACCACCATTGACATCAGCGTCACCTCCCCAAAAGTAAACGTCTCCTCCTTCACCCATACCAGTAGCACGTTGACCTTGAATAATGATTCGTTCAGCGTTATAATTTTCTTCTGGAGTTGGTCCAGTAATAACTACTTGTTGACCAGGAATACCAAACTTTAATGTTTGTGCAAATTGATTTCCGCCATTATGCAGATTTGTTTGTATCGATGGGAATTGTATAGTGCCATCAGTACCAAACGTCCAAGTTGGACCTCCTACACCAATAACAGCATGGCCATCTTTGCTTAATTTAAAATATTTTGAATCATCACCGACATAAAGATCGAATAAACTATTATCACTAGTATCAAAATGTAAATGTTCGTAGTTATCACCGCCTCTAACTCTAAAATATTGTGGACCAAGTTCTGGACCTGGTGCTGCAGTAAAATCTCCAGTGGTAAAATCTGGACCAGGAGACAACGCTAATGCAAATCCAGTTCCTTCTACAACGTTATCTACAAACGTTACATCACCAGTACCACCTCCAACACTACCACCGCCATAAATTGATGCCCAAGGTAAAGATTTCCAAATTTCCGGTTGATTGAATCTAAACTTTAGACCAGTAAAATCTCCTATTGTACTGCCTGCAGTATAAACGATATATAATTCATCATCAACTGAATTCAATATAATATCATTGACCTGTCTTCCATATCCATCTAGATCGATATATAGTTTTGCTGGTTTTTCATCAACTTCAAATTGATCATATAAATCTTGATAGGCTTCTGCATCCCAAGGAACTACTACTACGTGTTGACCTGAACCGACAGAATAAATGATATGATATGAAACTCCGCTGGTTGCAGTAAAAGCGCCATCTAAAGTTAGTGTTATAACATCTCCAACTACAGAAACATCTGTTATACTACGAGTAGTAGCTCCATCTCCAATTTGCCATCCAACAGACGGTATTGCTGATGCGATATCTTTCACAAGTTCTACTGTAGTACCAGTAGAAGTACTATTAGCTTCTAAAGGATAAACAACTTCTCCAGCAGCGTCTACAGGACTAGTAAATCCAGTAAATTCATCTTGTTGTAGATAGTCTTCGCGGCAAACATATAAGTTATTACCATCAAACGCTAAGTTACCCGCTACGTGGCCATCTGATCCTTCTGCATTCGCTGGTGCACCAACGAAGATACCGATATCAGGTCTATCAGTTAAATCATAGAAGTCACCAGATGTAGCTACAGTTGCAAAAACCGGTTTATTAGATAAGTCTTGATAATTACCAGTCTTTAATACGTTACCTCCAGAGATATTCACACCATCATTAGCTAATGCAGCATATATCTCATCAAAATTAGCTCTGATCTTTAATGCGCCAGCTCGCAGTGTATCACCGGTCTTATCGTTATTTGCACTACCTGCGTTAAGTACTAGTTTTCCCATAATTTTTCCTATTAAATTCTTTTATCTTGCATCCCACGTTGCCGTATTTTCGTCAAAGCGTAAGATGTTGTTATCCATTGAAATTGCTGAAGGTTCATATTGTGATAATGTAAGTTGTTCATATGCTCCACCTGGTTCTCCAAACGGGTTTGTTTCTGAGAAATCAAGTATGGTATCTCCAAAGTCTTCAAAGTTTTTATTCTGTGCATTAGGATCATTTGGCAATTCAAGACCACTACCAGCTGTAGTAATCAAGAATGATGCTCCAGATGTCATACCAATCAGTCGTCTCTCTGTCGCTGCATCACCAATACCAGATTCTTGGAAGTATCTTGGTTTTTTATCAGTAGATCTTATTTGATTTACAGTAATAGCTGCAGCAACACCACCAGCAAAATCAACAGATGCTAATGTACCATATACAAAGATTGGTTTATTATCTGTATCATAACCAAGGAACTGTTGAACTTCTTCATTTGCAATAAATGATGTACCGTTACCAGCTCCAAGATTTAATGTTTGTGCAGCTGCGAATGTATTCTCAATACCGTCAATGATATCGTAACCAGTATTAAACTTCTCACCAGAGTATTCGAACGTTTCACAGTGTAATTCGTACACGAAGATGTTAGCCAATTGATAGAAAGCAGCTTCGTGTTCAACGAACTTGATTTCCATAAACGTACCTGACAAAGGTATGTATAGTAGATCACCTTCATTTGGACGACCACCAATCATGGTAGTATTTTCTCGACCAATGAAGTTTTCCCATCTTCTACGTGATACAACGAACGTTGCTTGGTCTCGAATTTCTAAACCAAACTTAGACATGATTGTACCTTCTCCGGTATATCCGCCTTCATCGATATACATCTCAATGAAGTATGCTTGATTGAATTCAGATGCTATAGCATCATTCATCACGTTGTCTAAGTTCTTAAGGTTTCTAGGGATATAGTAAATATCTTGCCCGTAAATCCTTAAGGACTCTTCGATCATATCCTCATAAAGTCTTTGTTCGGATAAGACTCCGGGATTAAAGTACACATTGGTTGGCATTTAATTATCCACAGAAAAAGTCAACTGGTAATTCGTGCGTATTGCGTAGTTCTTCCTCTAATAATCTAATATCGTTCTCAGCATCATCAATATATTGACGTGCATTAATTGTAACTCCACCCGGTAATTGCATACCATCGAACTTAGCTAAGTTTGCACCCCACTGGAATTGAATTAATGCAGTTGCATAGCGCTTAAGCCAGAAGTCATTCCAAATCTCATCGCTTATTACTCTTCCATATGCTTCAACCATGATATATTGTCCAGCTTGAATCTTCTCACTCCACTTAGTTTCAATATACAATCTATTTCCGTGTCTTTGATATTGCACTGTTTGAACACCGTTCAGTAGAGAATCTAGTGTTGAAAGATACTGTTGCATCTCAACGAAGTATTGCATTGAGTCTGCTCTATATAATGCATAGAAATCATTTAAATACATCTGATACTTCATGTTAAACATGTTCATACCTGACCATGCAGAAGTCAATGGCAGTATGCGAGTGACTGACACTACATCATCGCTCAAAATGAGATATCCATTGGCTATATCAATTTCGCTAACTTGATGTGGAATATAAACTCTTCGTTGTGCATCGTAGTGATAATCATAGTATTTTTGAAGTGCTTCGTCAATACGATCGTCTAATTGATCTTCGTCGATATTGACTTCAAGCACCGGCTGACCCAATGCTCTAAGGCAATATTCTTTTAATTCTGTTCTATTAGTTGGGGTTGCCATTTAGTATCTCTTATTTTTTTAGGATAGAACGAACCATCCATGCGGTTTTCTTATGAGCAGCTAAACGATCAGCTGCATAGTTTGAAATTTGGTGCTCATTGACTTCTTCAGCTGCATCGTATAATTGTTGATAAAGAGTTAACATAGTTTGAGTATCAGCTAAAAGCTTTTCAAACATTTCAGTTGCTGATGGGAAACCTTCTTCATCTTTAATCAAGCTTTGTTGGGCATAGACTGATAAAGAACCTGGAGCTTTTTCACCCAATTGTCTAATAAACTCTGCAAGAACGTCCGATTGATCAAACAAATCTTCATATACTGTGGCAAAGAATGCATGGTAATCGCTGAAGTTTGGGCCCTCTACATTCCAATGGAACATGTGGGTTTTTAGGTAAAGAGCAAAGTTAGATGTTAGGACTTTACGGAGTTGTTCAACTAGCTTATTCATGGAAAATTTCCTTCTATTGGATGTATGGCTAATTCTATTTATAAAAAAATGGGGATCATTAAGATCCCCATATGTAAGTTTATAAACCTTATTTAAAGTCGTATGCAAAAATTATAAAACTTCTACTATCATAATATCCATCATCGCTGATCTTAGGCATATATTCTGCACTAATCCTTGCGTTATTGTTGATTTTATAGTTCACAGCAGGCCCTAGATAAACCTCGGTTAAGTTTGTATCATAATCATATTTGCGTACCTGAGAAGTTAGTCCAAGCATCCAATTATCATTAATAACTTTACCAACACTAGCTGTTACTGCATATTCTTTCTTCTTTTCTTCAGGTGTTTCCCCAGAAAGATTTGCTTCATATATAAAGTTAGTTGCCCAAATCCAATCAGTATTACCTATCCTATCACTTAATAATAGTTTAGGTTCTATACCTTGTCTACCATTAATCATCTTGTGTTCGAAGTATAATGTGGGGTTGCCCCAAATTTTACCCCAATCAGCTAGCGCATACCTAATTTCCCAACTAAAACCTCTAGTTGAAAATGTCTGATTGTTTGCAGCGCCATCATAAACTGTGTGATGATATAGATCTAGTTCTAATCTGTTACCTAAACCAAATGCCAATTCATCACGCATCCTTATCATAGTTGGTCCGTCTTTTCTGTCTCTAAAGTCGAACCACTTTTCATACTTTACATTTCCAGGTGGAGTCATCACATAAGCTCTAGTACTTGGAAACATCCTAGTAGTAGTCCATATGGGTTGATTATATTCTCCAACAGTCTCAAACTGATTACTTAAGTGCTTGTCAGTTACTACAACCGGTGGAAGTTTATCAAGCTTTTCAACCTGAACTTTCTCGGTTGATGTTTCCAACCTATTATTTTGTGCTAATAATGGAAAACTGCATAGCACAAAAAATATTGATACCAATATTCTTTTCATCTTATTTCCCTGTTGTTTGTTAAAGAACGGTCGGTCTATCCCCAACCGTTCGCAATGCTATTTTATAAGATAAATGTTACTATGCCTGCTGTAGTTAATAGTAATAGTCCCCAAGTTCCTAAAGCTTTATAGTATGTTCCGAGTGGAGTATTAAAATACTTGTGACCCACCATCACACACTTATGAGTAGGACTTAATAGATAACCACAAAAATCTACTGCAAAAAACCATAAGAAATACTCAATACCAAATACTTGAGCCATTAATACGGCGATTGCTATAAACTTTCCGCTACTACCCATTAAGAAACTAATTACAAAGCCAATTATAGAAATAAGTAACATTCCAGTGAATACTTCAGGATTGAGTACACTAGATTTAATTATCTCTTGAAATTGACCGTCATATGTTTTCAGCCAGTTTCCTAGCATGATGACAATACCAACTATTACCAGCACATCCCATCGAATATAATTTAATAACTTCTTAAAATTCCATTCTTGGGTTATTAACATATAATATAAAGTCAAGAAACCAAAACATCCAACCATCCACGCTGAATTATAGATGTACATACCAATAGCTATAAACATCGGTATGACATTTCGTAATACGGCAGAAAGCTTAAAGTTTCCTGGAGCAATTGCAATTTGTTCTTCATGAACCTGATACCAAATATACCAAGTGATGAAAGCCAAACTAACAATCAACAACGGCGCAACCATTCCCAACCAAGCGGTATAAGTTAGACCAAATGCGGCGATAGGTAAGATAACTGTTTTTTCTAGCGGACTCCAAAAATAATAATGGTGTGTCGCTAGGTAATCAACAATCCCCAACTTTTCTCGGCCATGACCTTCCTTAGGTGCTACGGTATCCAATAAACCAGCAGATACAGTAACTCTACCTTCGATAGGGAGAATACCTCCGATTGCGCTTAGGAGTACAACAACAAACTTGTTACTTCTGAATGTGTTTCTTACATATGCAAAAGCTGGGACAAAAAGGCTATGCTCTTTTGCTAATCCAGCAGTGATCATGATGAAGAATATCATCCAGAGGTATGATATGTTCTTTAATAGAACATCAAATACAAAGTCCATGATTTACCTCTTAAACTACGTTTTTAATTATAACCATCACGCTAATCCAAGTCCAAAGACTATTGAATGCAACTAAGGTAGGTAATAGTTTCTTATTGCTTGCCCAAATCAATGTAAGACTTGTCAATAACGTTAAGAAATATAACCACCAAATTTGAATCCCAAAGATTAAACCTGGGACAATGATGATCGCCTTTGTGGCCCAACTGAGAGCCTCTACTATGTTATAATTGGTCCAGTACTTTCTAGTGAACCACATCGCATAGCAGTCTTTTATAGCTATAAACCCAGTGTGTCTATAAACTATAAAAAGTAAAACGCACGTTATAAAACATGCGATTAATGTTTGATAAATTGTCATTATTTAAACCATCTATGAAAAGGGCACTTCGATTCATTGTGCTTTACATAACTTTCTTTCATTTGAGAACGCTTATGCGTAAACGTAAAGTTCTGTAAAAACTTCTTCTTCTTCAACCATAAATCATCATAAGCATTTTTATCTCTACAGATAAACTTATATTTATTTTGTGTCAATGGTATCATATATGCTAATGGTGTACCAGCTTTTATCATGTGTGAACCATTTAATTTATGCCAATAAAGTTGTAAATTGATTGCATCGTCTATCGAAGGATCTAATATTCCTGTAGACTGTGTAAATGTAAAGTCGTCAGAATACGGAACCGGAAGCATCATAAATTTAACACCCTTAGGAGCAACTATATGCCAAGGAGTATTAATTTTTATGATAGATCGTAATGTATTTGGAGGAATAGGTATGTGTTTAGCTACTCCTTCGAAAGAATGATCTTGTACGATAGGAGCATCTTCTGCTTTATCCATCAGCTCGGCTAAGGTGATATTAGGTACTGTCCATTTATAATAGTTTGGATCTCCATTGGTTTCAATTATTATATCACACCAAGCAGTTACAAAGAATCCATTCTTATACAGATCAAATATACCTGGACACCTATATGCGTGTGATATCGTTGTGCCATTAGCTTCGTTTAGACGTTTAATATAGTCTTCACGCGATTGCGAAAACCAAGCTTGTTGAAAATCTTTAGCTTCCAAAATTGGAGTAGATTCTGCAACCCCGTCTATGCTAGAAAAAAACTCAATCTTCATCATCTATAATCAATCACCAATATACTTCGTTTATCTTTACACGGCCGACTAGAGTGCATCAACCAACCTGGAATATATATCCAATCCCCAGGATTTAAAGTCTTAACTTCAAATCCACCAGTTGGTCGAGTATCATATAATAATAAATCCCCACTGCCAACAATATTAATTATAGTAGTGCCTTTACTACTTTTATGAATATGCGGATCTTGGTATCCACCAACATCATAGTCAACCACCCAACTACTTTTTTCTTTTATATAGAAGTCAGTATCAAACTGCGATACTATATTTTTATGCCATTCTGGTTGAATATCGTGTTGTTTGAATGCATATTGCCAGCCATTCATCGTTGTGCTTATAGCACTGATATCATCTTCTAATAGCTTTTGGATCTCTAACCATTTTTGAAAATCGTATAATATACGATCATCTAATGTTATTTTTCCAAAAAATATTTCAACTGGGAATAATATCTCACTTTGGTTCATATATGAAGGGTACATCAATATCAAATACTATATTAATTCTCTGTCTATCTGACATATTAGGTTCTACTTCATGCGGGATCCACGAAGGCCAAAGGATTAAATCACCATCTTTGGGGAGAAAGAAAAAGTCTCTAGTGTACGGAGCAAAATCACTACAATCATTTAACACATTAGCAGGATTCGTAAGGATCAATCTACCAGTATCTGTAGCTTGTAAATAATACACACATGAGAATATAGAACCTTTGTGTGCATGATAAACGTTCCTAGCATATTTCTCATTAATATTGCACCAACTCCCGAGTTTTATTTTGTTTTCTTCAGTTGGTATTCTGATTCTGCTGCCGGGTTGATTTGCATAATATGTAAATGCGTCATTCATTATAACGCTTAATGCGTTATTTAACCATTCACAATCTGTTACTGGAAAAGAATATCTCCAACAACCTTCGTTATTAGTCAATTCGTTAATATCCCTAGCACCAGAAGCTTTAAGAGCTAACAATCTGTCGATTAACTCTTGCCTCTGATCTGGTGTACCTACATTTGCATAACTAAATAAGTCAGCTCTAAATAGCGTTACTGGTTCTCTCATACCAATCCTTCAAAAATTCATAATGATTCGGGAAATATTCTATAGCATTATCTATCTCATCAGTTTTTGACTTAATATAGTATTCAGCATACCTCATCTCTTCTTCTGACAGTTTGGGTTTTTCAATATTATCATACACCCCATTGGCATGTAACATGCTAAACCAATGACCACTATGGAAACCAGAAGTCTTATCGTCTATATAAAACCTACGATGTAGTGTAGGATAGAAGTGACTAAACATTTCTTGGATATACTGCGGTGCATCTTCTATTTTTTGGTTTCTAATTTCTTGCCAGAAAGGAGTATCAGCTCTATCACTATAATGATAGTGAGCCCAAACAAACGCAATGATTTCAACTACCATATTAATATATGCTGCATTAAAAGCATTCATTAAATTATCATTCCAAATACCGCTATGATGATTTAATCCGTTTGTTAATGCTTCAACAATCTTAGTAGTGAATGTGATACCAGTTGCTTCTAAAGGCTCTACAAACCCAGCAGATAATCCAACTGCAATAACATTCTTATGTGCTACCTTTTCAGAAGCTCCGCATCTCATTTTTAAATGACGAGCTTTAGCAGTATATTCGCCGATAGAATCTCTTAGTTCTTTTTCAGCATCTTCAGCAGAAATGTGTTTAGATGAATACACATAACCATTGCCAATCTGTTTGAATGTTGGGATTGTCCATCTCCAACCAGCCGTCATAGTGGTTGCTTTAGTATATGGATGGCATTCTTCTTGCGGATTTTTAAATTGTGTAGGCATAGCAACTGCGCTATCGCACGGAAGAATACTAGAGATATCAATAAAAGGTACTTTTAATTCTTTGTTGATTAACTTGGCTTCAAAGCCCGTGCAGTCAATAAAAAGATCAGCTGTGTGTTTTCTATCTTGTTCATCTAATAAGTATTCGATACCTTCATCATTAGATTTTATCTCTATAATCTTAGTATCGAAATATGTAATTCGATCTTTAATTAAATCGTGAAT